AACGGAGAAACTACCATATGGATTAGAGTCGTTGGTAGAAACTGCGATATCTTGAATAGAAATCTTAATGTTGCGGTTGGTCCAATCGCCGGGTTCGTCCAAGGCGTGGAACTTAAACAGCTGCGGTTGACTTTCCGGATTGAAAGAGATGTCGGCGCCGGCAGTGCGAGGTGTGATATCACAAGCGATCACGCCCGGGGTTTGGCCCGAGAGGAGCGCACTTTTGTGATTAGCGCCGTCCAGGGAACCTGAACTATTATAAAGGGCCACAATGGCGCCATAAACATTGCTAGTTCCGATGTTCGCCTTCACATGGCGGTCAAATGTTTCGCCTAAGAAGTAACCCTTATTGTTGGCACCATCCACAATTGTACTATTTGTAAGCTGGGGATTTGTGTTAAAAACTTTGCGAATATACTTGGAGCTGTTAATATCAAAATTGAAGGACGCAGTAACAGTCTTGCCGCCCACTATCTCTTCTTCGATAATGGCTTGAAACTGGCGATTGCTGTTGGCGGTACTTTTAACCACGATGTTGGCGCCATTTACAGTTGCGGCGGAGACCCCCTCGACCGACTTATCGTAGCTTGACGGAAGTACTGTACCACGCAAACGAATGGTCGTGCCGGCATTATTCACATAAAAAATAGCGGCGAGGGCGCCCGTCAAGGGCACAGAGTGTGGTTCTACCGCAGATGTGGATACGGCGACGGAGCCTGAATTAAACAGAAACAAACCGTATGCACCATTGGCGTTGCTGTTGCTGTATGCAAAATCAGTGCCGCCCCAGCCGGCAGTGCCCGCATCACTAGCATCGTTATTGGGGGCCTCGCCGCCCATCAGGCGAACAAAAGTTAAAGGAGAACTATTCCGCAGATAGGCCTGGGAACCATACATAGCATATGTGGGACCAGATTTATTGCCGGCGCGCCAATCGCTGTCGCCATTGCCGGGAATTGGAACTCCAAACACATCGACATATTGTGAAAAAGAACTTACAGTAACAGGTCGGAGACCCGGGCCTTTCTGAGCGCGGCCGATGAGGACTGGGCCGGTGCCAGCTGGAGATGCTGGGAGCTGGGAATTGTCAATCTCATTAACAAAAACACCAGGTGAAACAAACTTATAATTTTTAATTGACATGCGGGACATTCTCCTGTTAAACGAGCATTCTTAATAAGTAGTGTAAAATCTACCCAAGAGTACTATTCTCTATATTTTCCATCCTTAATATTATCAGGTATATCCCCCATAATTACGTGCTCTCTGGGGATGGCTACTTCAACCGCATTTTGACGCTTAATAATCTTGGGCTTTTCACGGTTTGGGCCTTCTCCCATTAGGTACCCCAAAACCTCAATACTGATGTCAGTTTCGAAGTTTCTACGTTCCATGCCCATATCTTTGGCATTTGAATTATCAGAAAAGCCCCCATCGATAAACATCTCATAAAAATGTCCCTCGTTTTCCAACCGATGTGGCGTGCGTGAATTTCCCGGAATTGTAACGAAAGGAGTAAGCAAATCGTTCATCTGCTGCTGGTATTCAGTGCGCAAAGATACAGAATAAACAACTTTTATCCACGTGGGAATGGGCATCGTAATAGTTTCATAAACTGTTTTTCTAATTGATTGATCTCGGCTCGGGGCATTTAGTCCCTTACCCTTGACCCGATCGCCCCCACCATAGGTGCGTTTAACGGTCGCATTTTGAAACTTCGAAGTTTTATCTTGGTTAAGAACACGTCCTACTGTAATCGTTCCGCCGCGTGGGTCGTCGATGGGATAAAGATTTGCATACACACTCCCTCTAAAGTCCTGTTCTTTCGTCAAGGACGAGCGCGCCAATGTAATCATGGGCAAAATGAGAGCATGTTCCTTGTCTCGTAAATCTCGGTTACCTTTAATTTGAAAAGAGCGCTCAGCAGAAACCCAAATAACAGGCACCTGTTTAAAACCCTCATTGGTGGTAGTAGAGAGATTTAACCGTTCATTGAGAAATTTTAACATGGCACCATCAATTGTTTCTATTGTTGAAGGCATAAACTCTATCTCTTGAAGGTTCGCTTCAACTTCTTTATTCCCCACAGGCGCCCATCTTAACGCAAACTTATCCTTTTGAATCTGTCTTTGTGCTCTTTTACTGTCTGACACGGAAATTCCCCTCTCTGGCCTTAATACACTCGGCAGTTATTTGAAACTTATGTTCAACTTGGCCAAAATAGTACCGTGTGTCATCATAAGTACGAACTAGTTCATAAAATTCATCCCCGTACTGCACGAAGTCTCCAACTCGGACATACAAATCTTGATCGGCGGTCAATCTTTTGTTGTGAAAATGCACAGTTAGCTTGGTGGTGTACTCATAGCCGTAACGATCATGAGTTTGTTCGTTCTCAACAGTTACATACGCATATACCCTCACCGGAGGATAGGTAACCTTATTAATAGCTTCGCCATACACAGGGTTAAAATTTGAATGCTCTATGCTCACCGGATAATAGGCAACCGTCTGACCGACCACTCTTTCAGCTAACTCATCGTTAACCTGTTTAACCAGATCACGCTCCTTTTCCCCAAAAAACATGGGAGGCGGTGGTGCTTTGGGTGCAGACCACTTATTTTTGGGATCGTCGGCCATCTAATTAGCCCACATATATGCCGGCTGGTATGGTGCTGAGCATCTTATTATTATTGTCAGTGGCGCCAGAATCCTTTTCAATCAAGGCTTGATAGGTCAACTCATCAAGTGTTACTTTAAGTTCTTCTCGTAATCCATCCTGTTCGGCTTTAGCTTGACTCAATAAATCAGCAAAGTTCAAAGTCACATTCTCTCCAGGAATGGGAATAGTACTAAACTTACCTCGAATTTGGCCGAGCATTTCTTTTGTTAGTGCTAACGCAAAGCGCCTAATCCACTGTTTTCCGATAGAATTAATTTTATTGTAAGGAAGATTATTAAATGGTAATTGATTCATGTTGTTTACCCCCTTGGTCGTGGCATGATCAATAGTATCGTCTTCCCAAGGCGAGCGATCCTCAATGGTAAATTCAAACCAAAACTTTTCCGGTGAAATTCCTGCAGGTTCGGGATATATCCTCAATTTATTATTTTTAATCTCGTATGAATAGTGTGATATTCGTACATTTAAGGCATCTTCATATGCAATAGCTTGCAATTTGTTCTGCCAAACGGGTACTATATCGAAGGTAGAGTCATCCGCATATTGACCATAAGTACGCAAGTTTCCCACTACTGAGAAACCTCCGTAATAGCCATAAAAGCGCCACATTGCGCGGGGAGATTTGTAAAAGACTTTGCGAATGGTGATGCGTTTCCCCCGGAGCAGCCCATAATAAGCGCGAGTGGTATCGGTGGCAGCAGAGGATGAAACAATAGCTTGAAGATCATAATCTTGTTGTTTCGAAATACGGTCAAATGACGCCGAATAAATAGGAACAGTCCCTCCCAGACCCACATCTGTAATAGTGCGTTCTGCCATCCTATTCATATAGCCGTAGTTAAACTTAGGATATCGTAACTCTATATCGGATCCGGAGAGTGCATCACCACTCACTATTTGGCCATCATTATCAAACGAAGCTGTGTTGGCCCCCAGGAGACTGGAGAGTGAGTTCTTACTTTGGTGAATATTAACTATATAAGAGTATTCAAGGACTGCCTCTTCATAAGCAGAATAAACATTCCCTTCTGCCAACTCAATGTCAAGAACATCCCCACCTAATTTTTTATATGTATAAGCCACCTGATCGGCAGCAGCCGTAAGAAAGGTGGCACTTTGATAGATTCCAAAGGGGAGCGTTGAAATAACACTCCCGGCGGTTCCGGTTACAGGCAAAATATTGGTATTCGTTGATGAAGTCGGATTTAGTTTCGGGATTGCCATGCGTAGTTCCTCTTTGGGTCATTACTAAATAGAAAGCCCCGCCTCAAAAGAGACGGGGCTTTCATTAATTTGACCTTACGTCAGTTATATTTAAACTAGGTCGCGAACGACAACTAATCCATACATATCTGGACGAACCATCTTCTTGGCATATCGGGTCATCACGCCTTTGCGGGGCACGAAGTCTTCAACACCGAAGATAGTCGGAGTGGTCTGTAGCGGCACATAAGGTGCGTATACATATCCACTCTCAAGGAAGCTACTTCCGCGTCGACCCACAAGGATCAAGTTACGCGGGAAGTACGGATCGACAATAATGTCGAACTTCTTCGAAAGCGAACCAACCTTGACAGCACCCGCGTCTCCACGGTCACTATCAGCAGTCACGTTAGCACGGAAACCAGCCGTGAACTCAAGGATGTTGGCAACTTCCGGTCCAACGACGCAGAAGTTAGCAGCACCACGGAGAGTCTTCCGGTGGATCTGTGCAGAGACATCATTGATGGTCTCAATGAGGGTCTCGTACCACTCGCTCACGTTACCAGTGAAATCGGGAGTAACGGTGGCAGCACCGATTTCCCCACCAGTCTCACGGTTCAGGAAGCGACCAGCAGCGCGGGACCAGTAACGAATACCGGCTGAGGCGCCACGAACGAGGTCCTCAAGGATCTCACGATCAATCTCAAGCGCGATCTGCTCAGACAGAATCTGAGTAAGCTCGACCTCGGCATCCAAGTTGTGGTAGGCATTAAGATCCTGACCCAACTCCGGAGTCCACTTGGCCTTGAGCTTCTTGGTAACCGCGGTGACCGAAACGGCATCAATCTTGATGTCGATCTCGGGGATATTCCCGGTACCTTCCAGACCCCACGGAGACGCACCCAAAACACCACCAAGAGCAGCGTTAGTACCAGTAAACGTATCCTTCATCGCATAACTCATGCCGTTAGCAGAACTCAATGAGTTAGAAGCTGCGGCAATGGTAGATGAAGTTACAACTAGCAAAACACAATCCGAATAGGAGGAATTAAAGTCCTTTCGCGTAAGGCGACGAATCTGCGCACCCGGAAGGGCATCAGCCGTCAAAGAGCCGGAAGAGCGTGCGAGAGCGACTGTGATAAAGTCTTCCGCATTCCATGCGTCGGATCCACCCGTCAATAGACTGGCAGAGATAATTCCGACCGCAACGAAAGCGCCCGACAAATCGGGATCAAATTCAATAAGACGATCTTGTTCAGCAGCTGCGCGGCCCGCGAGGCTACCAATGGTACCACCCGCATCGGCCCAAACGCCTGCACTAGTTCGCGTAGCGAACACAACGGCATTGTTGGACGCGTCCTCGGAGTCCCCGAAACTAAGCGCGGCGGAACCAGTCGGTGAGGAATAACCGTTATTCAATGCATAAGGGCCAGCCTCAGCATTGAGTCCAGTTAGTGAAACACCACCGGTCAACTGAATACCAACCACGCCACCACCG